TCAATTGTGAACTAACTCAGGCGAATATGTTTTAGGATCAACAGTATTAGGCGTACGCCAACCGTTTGACGCAATTCGACCAATCATGTTTTTTGCGGCATCAAAAGACCACGTACCTACATTCATAAAGCCACGTTGTTCCAATTGTCTAATTTGTTTCGGTGTTGCCAAACCTGCTTCTTTTCGTTTCTGCAAACGATCAAGCATGAGACTAGCTTTTCCGGCATTCTCGATTGCTTCAGGAAGAATACCCAATTTTTCCAATGCATTAATTTGTTGATCAGAAGGTGGTCCCATTTCCCAACCAAAGGAAGGAACATAGCTGGTAAGATCCTCAGCTTGAATGGACATTTCAAATTGCAATGGATCTACAAGTTTTTGCTTTCTCCGTCGCATTTCCGCCAATTGCTTGGCTAAAGCTTCCTCACGTTCTGCAATAACGTCTTTTTCAGCTTGTACCTCTGCTTCTTCCAAATCCAATGCCAATCCTTGCTCGCCTGCATCCTCAATGTTTTCAGTCATCTTCTGTGCAACCTCATCACTTGAGGCAATTAAGTGTGCCGGATGGCAAAGCTCATGACGTTCCGTGTGCCAAAGAAAGTCTAGCAACAACAGTTCTTCTTTTCCTTCATACAGCCGGGTTCCTCGTCCCACCATTTGACTGTAAAGTGATCGAACCTTTGTCGGACGCAATACCACGATGCAATCGACGGATGGACAATCCCACCCTTCTGTAAGCAACATCGAATTACAAAGAACGTTGTATTTGTCATTCTCAAAATCTTCTAAAACATCCACACGGTCTTTTGAATCACCATTCACCTCTCCTGCACGGAACCCTCGTTCGTTTAAGATCTCCCGAAACTTTTTGCTGGTTTTCACTAGGGGAAGAAAGACCACTGTTTTTCTATTCGCACAGTGCTTGACCATTTCATCAGCGATTTGATAAAGATAGGGATCCAATTCAGTACCTAAATCTCTTGAAGAAAAATCACCGGCTTGTTGCTTCACTGCAGTTAAATCTAATTTCAAGGGAATAGTTAATGCTTTGATTGGTGACAAAAATCCTTCTTTAATCGCTGCAGGTAATGTGTATTCATACGCCAAAGATTCGAAATATGTACCGAGGTTTCGCATATCACCACGATCTGGCGTAGCTGTAACCCCTAGTACATTTGAATCCTCAAAATGGCTCAGTACTCTTTGATAACCATCACTAATACAATGATGGGCTTCATCGATGATGATCGTATCAAAGTAATTAGGCGGAAACTGACTTAATCGCTTCTCACGTTGCATACTCTGAATGGATCCCACCACGACCCGGAAGAAACTTCCAAGGCTTGTTTTTTCTGCTTTTTCAACTGCTGTTTTAAGTCCAGTGGACTTTTCTAGTTTTTCAGAAGCTTGATCCAGTAACTCACCGCGATGGGCAAGGACGAGCACGCGCTCGCCCATTCTCACCCGATCTTCGATGACTTTACTGAATACTATTGTTTTTCCACAGCCGGTAGGTAGAACTAGCAACGTACGTTTCTTACCTTCATGCCATTCCTTTTGGATTGCCGTACGTGCTTCTTGTTGATATGGTCTTAATTGCATAGAAAATTCCTTTCTTAAGTTGTATAATTATTGAAAAACAATGGAGGAAAAAGATGATAAATGAACTTTTTATAAAAAGTACAGAAAGTAAAAAAACAAAACCGTATTCTCCAAATTCTCTAAATATTTTTGTAGGTCCAAATAATTCTGGAAAATCATTATTATTAAGAGAAATCTTTCAAAATTTAACGAATAGATATGATATTCCAGAGTCAGTTTTAATAGATGACATAATCTTATCTACTCCTCCAACAGAAATTACAGATATGCTTCGTAAACAAAACGAGGAGAAAAAAGTTAGCGCTTATGAATCATATATGTACTTTTTTGAAAAAGATCAATACAATAGTCAATATGGTTCCATTCCAATTCGAGAATTCAATGATTTTTCAGAAGGAAAAGTAGATGATTATAAATCCGATTACTATAGACTTTTCAAATATGCTGTATTGCAAAGTAATGTTCTTCTTCTTAGCGGTGCAACTAGGCTCCAGTCAATGGAATCAATGGATTTTTCAACAATAAGCAATACGAATATTTCAAATACTGTTAATACATTGTTAAATGATGAAACTTTATTGAATACTATGCGCGAATATATATTTGATGCTTTTAGTTTGTATCTAGAAATTTTTATCATTAGCGGTCAGGCAAAGTTTGTCCTATCAAAAAAACCTCTATCTGAAGAATTACGGCTTAGTGTAAGACCAGCAGCAGCCGAATTTTTGTTGTCTAACTCATATAGCTCTGAGAATTCTAGTGACGGTCGAAAAGCTTATCTTGGAATTCTTTCTGAAATAGTTGCTGGTAATCCCAATGTATTACTTCTAGATGAGCCTGAAGCATTTCTTCACCCGCCTTTAGCCCGAAAACTTGGAAATGTAATCTCAAAATTTGTTACCTCTGATAGTGAGAAACAAATCTTTATTAGTACTCACAGCGCTGACTTTATTATGGGATGCTTTGAAGCTCACGTTCCATTAAATATCGTCCGATTAACTTATGAAAATGAAAAATCTACATTCCGTCCCATCGATCAGGACATACTTATAAAAATAATGAATAACCCATTACTGAAATCAACAAATGTTTTAAAAGCTATTTTTTATCAACGGGTAATCGTTACTGAAAGTGACTCTGACAGAGCTTTTTATGAAGAAATAAACAGCAGATTACTTGAATATAAACCTGAATGGGGCATTAAAGATTGTCTTTTTGTTAATGCACAAAATAAGCAGACAACTGGAATTATTGTCAAAACTTTAAGAGCTATTGGTGTCTCAGCAATTGCAATTGTTGACCTTGATTTCCTAAAGGATGGAAAAGGAGAGTTTGCTGATAAATATCTTGCACCAGCTAATATTCCAGTTCCTTCTTATTCTGGACTTCAAAGTAATAGAACAACTTTAAAAGAAGCATTTGATAAATTACAAAACGAACACGGCTCAACCAAGCCTGAATTCATGAAAAAGGAAGGACTTGAAATCTTTAAAAAAACAAATCCAGAAACCTATCAAATGGGTATGGATTTCATGGATACACTAAATTCTTACGGCTTATTTCCAGTTCCTGCCGGCGAATTAGAATCCTGGATGAAACACCTAAGTGTGCTTGGACATGGATCAAACTGGCTAACAGATGTTTTTGAAAAAATGGGCGATAATCCTACATCTGATGATTTTATAAGACCAACTGAAAATGATGTTTGGGAGTTCATTTCAACTATTAAGAAATGGTTCGATAATCCAGATAAAAAAGGTATGGTTAATTAACTAAGATTTTTTGAATATTAAATTCATACTGTGGTTTTCCCGAGAGTGTTTGGACATACTCTCGGGCTTTTCTTTCACTATCAAATACTTCCAATATCTCTTTACTCCAACCTGAAATACTATATTTCCAGACAATAAAAACATACATTTGATCGGTCCTCCTAAAAAGCTCCTGGTTGGTAGCCTTGTTGTGGTTGCTGATTAAATCCTTGTTGCGGTTGATTCGTTACCGTTGGTTGAGTATAGTTTTGTGCTGGTTGCTGATTTGAATTTGCTACTGGTTGACCCTGATAATTTGATTGTGGCTGTTGTAACTGCTGAACGATTGCAGGCATTTCTTTGGTCGTGTAGTAACTTGCATCACTCGGATAGAACCGATCGACATCATTGTAGGTGTTATCTTTGTAAGTCCGATTTTTGATTTTGACTGCTCCTTTAGCACCTGTAACTAGATTCCAATTCATTTGAAGCGTCTCATCTTTTTTCTTTTGACCAATTGAAGCGAAGAATGCAGACAATAAGCCTTCTGTTGTCGTATGCAGATACAAATTATTGAACACAGTTGCTGTCCCTTGTGGAGAGTCAATTTTCAATTCAAGTTTGGCCATATTGCATGCTGGCAATTTAGAATCACCGCTTTTCGGTATATAGCGAGCTCGTTCAAACTTAACGACTTCAAAAATATAATCCCCTGGTGCTAAGACAATACCGCCATCGTTGTCTTGCGTAATCGTGTCATCCCATCCTAATTCTCGATCTTGTTGAAATTGTTGTGTCATTGATAGTTCCTCCTAAAATTTTTGTTGTTTTCGAATCTCTTGAATCATTGTAAATACTTGTGGCCATGCAGCGACTAGCACGCCATCGATGTACCCGGGATCATAATTTTGAATCGGTGTACCTGTTGGGTAATACCCTTTTGATTCTGTCGCAGCCATGATTTCTGCTGGAATAACATTGTTTGCTTTCATTAGATCAACGAGGTTTTGCGGAATCCCGGAGTAATCGACTGCTTCTCGATCAAAATTTGGCTCCGTCGTTGCTGGTTGCGTTTCTTGTGCCGTTTCTGGCTTGCTCACTGGCATTTCTGTTGTTGCTGGTGTATTTGTAACTAATGGTTGTTCCACTACTTGCGGCGCTTGCTTAGGGGCGAAAATGTGTGCGATCCCACTGAAATTCATGTCCAATTCATCCGGTAAGCCAAATCGATTCTTGGCATCCCATGCTGGATGATGGGTCGTGTACATCACACGTTTTCCACCTTGGCCTTTGAATTTTTTGCCTTTGTCATCTGCAGCCACTGACAAGGTTTTGTAATTACAAAAAAGCACCATGTCCGCCCATTCTTTTGTAAGGGAAGAAGTTTTTGCAGTCGTTTTATTCCCTAACTTCAATTCCCATCGATCATAGGCTCCCATTTCATCTGGTTGTTCAAACTTCACGATCTTTGCATGGGCTGTCAAAACAACATTGATCCCCATTTCAGCTACATCGGATAACTTATTTAAAAAACGCCCATATTCTTCTTCAAGCTTAATGAAGCCTTCCCCATATCCAAATTGCGTGATACTTGTTTTGTTCCCAGCGGCAACAATGAAATCAATACAAAGCCGCTCTGCCCAGTCCACTGTATCGATTACGATGGTTTGACATGGCATTGTTTGCTTCACAAAATCAATTTGTTGCATCAAGATCGACCAGCTTGACGGCTTATCCATTCTGGCTACATCCATATTGTTGGTGCTTCCCTCTGTATCAATAAATACAGGATTTGGGAACTGCGACGCGATGGACGTCTTGCCAATCCCTTCTGGTCCATAGATAACGACTTTTTGGGCTTTGGCGATAACTCCTTTGGTAATGTTCATTAAAATTCTCCTTCCTTCCACTTCGGTTGTTGTGGTGATTGCTGAGGTGTAGGTCCGCCCTCAGATGGCACTAATCTGTTTTCAGTCACATAACCATCTTCGATAATGATCTCGCACTCATCACCTGTTGAAACGCGTGTTGCAATTGCCTGCAAGCCTTCTTGTTCCAGCCACTGGCCAAACTCGTTCAACGTGACCATGTCCATCTGCTCAAGTTTATCCAATAAGATGAATCCGCAATCCGGTTTTAATTTCCGGACGATTGCCGTCGATACTTTTAACTGATCAGATCCGGACATGTTATCCCATTTTTGACTGTTATAGATCAACTCGCCATCAGCCACAGAAAGCCCTT